TCGATCTAATTAACTATGCTTCTTTCTTTGCTTCTTACATGCAAGGCGAGATGGAAGGTCAACAGCCAGATCGTGATATGTTTAATAAACCAAAACAAACAAGAGACTGGACAAAAGATGAAGATCGGAATAACAGCGTCGACGTTTGATCTGCTACATGCAGGTCATATCGAAATGTTGCGTGAAGCACGTGCTCAATGCGATTATCTCATCTGCGCTCTTCAAATCGATCCAAGTGTAGATCGATCAGAAAAGAATGCACCAGTACAAACAATCGTTGAGCGCTATACACAACTTCAAGCCGTAAGATTTGTAGACGAGATCGTACCATATTTGCATGAGACTGATCTCGAAGACATTCTCGAAATGAGACAGATACATGTACGAATACTCGGTGAAGAATATCGCGAAACAGATTTTACAGGCAGGGATATTTGTAAGCGTCGTGACATTGATTTATATTTTAATAAGAGAGACCATCGTTTCTCTTCAAGTGGACTCAGGAGGAGAGTAAAAGATGCTAACTGTAAATGACATTCGTCAATACTTTATTCAGGAGTTACAAAATGAAAATTTCACAGTGGATCGCACAGACCAAAAGACCATCGAACTTATCGGTGCAAGCTTCCTCGCGGATGAAAAAGCAATATTTGGTACCCCTAACGCTGAGTACATTGATGCTGAGCTTGATTGGTATCTCAACTGTAGTACTAACATTAATGATATTAGATCTGAGAATGGACCTCCGAAAGCTTGGCAATACGCTGCAAATAAATACGGAGAGATTAACAGCAATTACGGGAAGCTTATCTTCGACGATAAATACTACAGACAATACGAAAACGTCCTCACCGAATTAGCAGACAATCCGGATTCAAGGCGTGCTTGTATGGTCTACAATCGACCTTCAATATGGACAGAGTTCAATGAGAATGGTAAGAACGATTTCATATGTACTAATGCTGTTACTTATTACATTCGTAATAGCCAAATCCACGCTGTTGTCCAAATGCGATCAAACGACGTCGTGTTCGGATATAAGAATGATTATGCTTGGCAGCGTTATGTAATGGATCTAATTGCTAGCGATTTATCGGGTGGCAATAAACATTACACTGTTGGTAATTTATACTGGCAGGTACAAAATCTTCACGTTTACGAAAGGCATTTCCACCTTGTCAAATAAATGGGATATCAGATTTCTTGAATTAGCAAAGCAAGTATCGTCATGGTCGAAAGATCCATCTCGACAGATTGGTGCTATTGCTGTAGATGACCGTAGTGTTATTGCACAAGGATATAATGGTTTTCCACGAGGCATTGAAGATTTGCCTAAAAGATACGATGATAGAGATATCAAATATAAATTTGTAGTTCACGCAGAAATGAATGTGATCTATAACGCGACATATAATGGCGTGTCACTCGATGGTGCAACGTTATATGTTTGGGGGTTGCCTGTTTGTTCTGATTGCGCTAAAGGCATAATACAAACAGGAATAGAACGTGTGGTGATGCCAATGCAGGAAATACCTGAGCATTGGGTAGAATCATGGACACTAACGCAATTATTGCTTAACGAAGCAAATGTAAAATGGGAGTTTATCGATGTCAGCAACTCAGGAATGGATTAAACAAAAGTATGCTGAGGAATCACCTCGTATTATTACCGAATATTCACTTCAAAACCAATTAGATGAAGTAAAACAAGAGATTAAGAAACTTCAAGAAGACGTGGCATGGATGATAAAAAAGTACTCGTAGTTGGCTTGGCTCCAGGTAGTTCGAAGATTAAACGTAAAGATAAGTCACCTACATTTAAACGCCTAGATAGGTGGCTGGGTACATGTGATATAGATCTATATAGCTTCGTAAATCTTCGTACACCAGGATTCGGTTTTGCCAATGGTACTGATATTGATGAAACTCTATTACAAGAATGCTTAAAAGATTATAATAAAGTGATAGCATTAGGCAATGAAGTAACACAATATTTCACAAAAAGAGGTGTGGGGCACTTTCCGGCTCCACACCCTTCTCCGTTAAATAGGAAATTTAACGATAAAAGTTTTGAACCAACTGTAATTAACAGTTTACATTCCTATCTAAATAGTATATAATATAATGGGAGTATTTTATTATGAAAATTTTAATCACTGGCATGAACAAGCAACAGTGCACCGAAAACTTTTACAAAGGTTCACAGCTTAAAATTATTCCTTCACACGTTTCTCTGATCGCATGCCTCAGAGATATGGGACATACGGTTGAACAACGTATCGTTACCATCGGTGAAGATCTTTCCTCTTATGACAAAATCATTTGTTATATCCACAATCCGTCTGGTTTTGCCGGCTTTGTTTATAATGCATTATGGTTGATCAGTGAATATAAAGATTGTATCTTTGCTTTCGATGATTGGCAGACAGATGGTATCTACAAAGGGTTGACGGCACTCGAAGATCCTGAAAAGCTATTTCGTAAATACGTTCTTGACGGTCATAAACATATACCAGATAATATTCGTGACTACGAAAAGCAATTGATTGAAGGCATTTCAATTGTAAAGCAGAAAAAGAATAAGATGTTAATCAGTGCATTTGCTGGCGGCAATCTTACTTCTATACTTGATTATCCAAAAGAACTGATGTTCTCTTTTAATCCAAATCCTTATCATATTAATCTGCAATCAAACTTTAATCCAATGTTTGATGACAAAGCAAAAGTCTTTAATTACGCAGGTCTAATTCAAGATAAGACAAAGAAGTGGATTAAAGACCAAAACATCGGTGATTGGGAACTCAAGAAATATGGTTCTCGTAAAGACGGTCAAGATCGTGTTATTGAACCAGAAATGGTCAACATATTCGGTCAACAATGGGGTGTTCTCATGCCAGGTTATTTTCATGCCGGTTCTGGCTGGTGGAGAGCAAGACCTCTACAGGTTGCAGATGCTGGATCAATTCTCATTGGTGATTGGAAAGAAATGGTTATCTATTATGATGATGACGAACTTGCTTCAATTAAAGCAGAGCATGTGACAATGATGAGTGACCAACAACTTGAAGATGTGGCACAGGCCCAAAAAGATGCCATATATAAAACACACCCGCTGGATAAAGATATTCAGCAGGATGAGTTAAGGAGTATCTTATGAAGATCTTAGTTGTAGGTGCAGGTTTCGCGGGCGCAACTGTTGCTCGTATTCTTGCAGAAGCTGGTCATACGATTACTGTAATTGATAAACGTGATCACATTGCAGGTAATGCATATGACTATACAAATGAATATGGTATTCGTATTCACAAATATGGTCCACATCTCTTTCACACTAATAATAAAAGAGTGTTTGACTTTCTTGGCCGATTTACTGAATGGGTACCGTATCGCCATAAAGTTAAAGCTTTACTTGATGATGGTCGCTTTGTAACTTTACCTGTCAATCGAGAAACAAAAGAGATTGTCGGTGAAGAGAATGTGCTTGATATTTTCTTTAGACCATATACGAAAAAAATGTGGGGTAAAGAACTCGAAGAACTTGATCCAAGTATTATCAAGCGTGTACCAATTCGTGACGATGATAACGAAGACTATTTTCCGAATGATAACTATCAAGCATTACCTCTTATGGGATATACCGATTTGATTGAAAAAATGCTTGACCATGAAAACATCGATGTAAAACTCAATACAAAGTTTGATATGGTATGGATGAATTATGCAGATTATTGTTTTAATTCGATGCCAATCGATGAGTATTATGATTTTATCCACGGTGAACTACCTTATCGGTCCATCAAATTTCATAATGTAGATCTCCCAATGCCGAAGGTTCTTCCAACTGCTACCGTTAATTTTACGCATGATGGACCGTATACGCGGGTAACAGAATGGAAGAATCTTCCTTGTCATGGATATAATGATTCGGTTACAACCTTGACATATGAAGAGCCATGTGATTATCGTGACAATGATATGGAACGCTATTATCCAGTTAAAGATGTCAATGGTGAGAATCGTAAGATATACGAGAAATACAAAGAGATGAATAGTCATAAGATGCAGTTTATTGGTCGATGTGGTCAGTATGTCTATGTCGATATGCATCAAGCAGTGAACTCAAGTATTCAAATTGCAGAAAAGTTTATAAAGGAAAATCTATGAAAATTTCAGTAACAGGAGCAAGTGGATTTATTGGCAACCATCTTATCACAGCTCTATGGAATGAAGGCCATGATGTAGTAAAATGGGATCGTAAGACTGGTCGCGATATCAAAAACTGGGAACTCGAAGGATGTGACTTTGTAGTTCATCTCGCAGCAGATGCAGATGTTCGTCGATCGATCGAGGTACCTCAAGAATATTGGGATAATAATGTTGAACCTACGACTCGTATTCAAAAAATCTGTAAAGAAAATCAAGTGCCAATGGTGTATGCATCTTCATCTTGTATTCATGCATGGCATAAGTCACCATACGGTATGAGTAAAAAAGTTAATGAAGAGACTGCGTTTACTTCTCCTTTCGCTATAAGTAATCAGGTAGGATTAAGATTCACTACAGTCTATGGTGATGGCGCTCGTGATACAATGTTTATGGGAAAACTGGCGCGTGGTGAATTAGCATACGCTACAGATCATATACGTGATTTCGTACATGTATCTGATGTGGTCAATGCGATCATGATCTTTATTGATACAGGCACAAAAGGGAAATTACCGGCTTACGATATCGGTACCGGCACTGGTCATATAGTTTCAGATCTTGCAAAAATGCTATATCCTAATATCGAAATTAGAGAAGGTGATACATGTGAAGCTCATGATAACACCGCCAATAATTCAGATTTACTTGACCTCGGTTGGGAGCCTCAAGTAAATGCAAAAGACTATGTACAAACGCTCGCAAATATGTTATAATAACTCCATAAGGAGATCTCAATGTCAATAATGGATAAACTTAAAAAGAACACAAAGCTTAAAGCTACCGAAGTTCTTTCAGAGTCAAAATTTTTCAATGAAAAAGATATGGTACCAACAGATGTGCCAATGGTAAACGTTGCACTATCTGGTTCCATGGATGGCGGTCTAGCGCCCGGTCTTACTGTACTTGCCGGTCCATCTAAACACTTCAAGACTTCATTTGCACTCTTAATGGCTGGTGCATATATGAAGCAATATAAAGATGCAGTCATGTTATTTTATGATTCAGAGTTTGGTTCACCGCAGAGCTACTTTGAATTATTTGATATCGATACAAGTCGAGTACTTCATACTCCAATTACGAATGTAGAAGAACTGAAGTTTGATCTTATCGGTCAACTCGAAGGTCTTGATCGTAAAGATAAAGTTATCATTGTAATTGATTCAATCGGTAACCTTGCATCGAAGAAAGAAATGGATGATGCTATCAACGAGAAATCTGTCGCAGATATGTCTCGTGCTAAAGCACTTAAAGGTCTGTTTCGTATGACGACACCGTATCTTGCTATGAAGGATATTCCACTTCTTGCAGTCAATCATACGTATCAAGAAATGGGGTTATTCCCGAAAGCGGTAGTATCTGGTGGTACAGGTATCTACTATTCAGCAGATAATATCTGGATCCTCGGTCGTCGTCAGAATAAGAAAGGCACAGAGGTTACGGGTTATGAATTTGTAATTAACGTGGAGAAATCGCGATATGTTAAAGAAAAATCCAAAATTCCTATTAGCGTGTCTTGGAGCGGTGGCGTCGAGCGCTATTCTGGTCTCCTCGATGTGGCTCTCGCTGGGAACTTTGTTGCAAAGCCTGGCGCTGGTTGGTATTCTCGTGTCGATCAATCTACTGGAGAGTTCATCGGAACCAAAGTCAGAGAAGCAGAAACACTGACCGAAGGTTTCTGGCAGCCTATCTTTGATGAAACTAATTTTCGTGAATTTGTGAAAAAGCAATACACAATTGGTCATAAAGATCAGGTCGATATGGATGAAATTATCGATGAATCATAAAGAAAATGAAACCTATAAATTCGAGCCTGCTGATGATGATCATGAGCAGGCTTGGAATATTCGTATCTTAGATGGTATGTTCAATGAAACCGTAATACAGTACGGTGCAGTTGAAGCAAATGGCGAAGGAGAAGAAGCCTTTCTTTCGTTTAACTTCCACGTTATCTCAAGTCCTGATGCAGAACTTACTTCAAACGATGAGCAGCTGCAAGAAGAAGCGGGTGACATCTTGCAAGAAATTATACGTGCTAGCGTTGAAGCAAATGATGGAACTATTGGGTTTAAGGAGAAAAATGCAGACTAATCTTGAACAAACGATTCTACGAAATATTCTAACTGATGAAAACTATATGCGTAAGGTGTTACCTTTCATCAAGCCAGATTATTTCGAAGGTATCTACCGTATATTATTTAAAGAAGCCGGGAAGTTTGTTGGTAAATACAATAAGCTTCCAACCGCCGAAAGTTTTAAAATTGAACTCGATCAAGCAGATCGACTGAATGGTGAGAACTATACAGTCGCTGTTGATATATTACCTCAATTGTTTTCAAAAGAACCAATTGATGATCAATGGCTACTTGATACTACAGAGAAATGGTGTCAAGACAGAGCCATCTATAATGCTATCATGGAATCAATATCGATTATTGATGGCAAACATGAAACTATGACCAAAGGTGCACTGCCAGATCTTTTATCTAAAGCTCTCGGTGTTGCATTTGATACAAATGTAGGCCACGATTATGTCGACAACTTCGAAGACAGATACGACTTCTACCACAAAGAGGAGTCCAGAATACCTTTCGATCTTGAATACTTTAACAGAATCACAAAAGGAGGTATTCCTAATAAAACTCTTAATATTGCTCTTGCTGGTACCGGGGTTGGTAAGTCTTTATTTATGTGTCACGTTAGTGCAGGTGCTCTCGTGGAAGGTAAGAACGTTCTTTATATTACCATGGAAATGGCTGAAGAACGTATTGCGGAACGTATAGATGCTAATCTTCTTAATATTCCAATTGATCAGTTACCTAACCTGTCACGTGAAATGTTTCGTACAAAAGTCGAAGACATCGCACGCAAGACAACAGGTAAGTTGATTGTTAAAGAGTATCCTACTGGTTCTGCACATGCTGGTCATTTTCGTGCATTGTTAAATGAATTGAAACTCAAACGTCAGTTTGAACCTGACA